CAACGAATAAAGTATCCATTTGAGAAGTTATCTGAATATATGATAAATACATTCAAATTTCCATATATAGATATTTCTAAACAGGATATGCAAAACGAAGTTGTATCGATTTTGTTGGAAAAAATTCATATGTATGAAGCTGGAAAGGGTAAATCATTCTCATACTTCAGTATAATAGCTAAAAATCATTTAATACTTAAAAATACTGGAAACTATAAACGTTTCAAACAGACATCACTGATGTCTGAAATGCCAGAGAATTGGAATCCGGAGGATGATTTTTATGAAAATCAAATATCTGATGAGTATGAAGAATTTACTCAATTGATGCTGGAGTATTGGGACCGGAATCTTACAAATGTTTTCATAAAAAAACGTGATATACAAATAGCAGATGCGGTTCTTGAATTGTTCAGACGAAGCAAATATATAGAGAATTATAATAAGAAACATTTATATCTACTCATACGTGAAATGACTGATTGTAAAACTCATTATATTACAAAGGTGGTGAATGAAATGAAAAAACACCAAACGCGTATATTGAATCAATATTTGGATGAGGGGTTTGTTGATATGAATGATACTACGTTTTGGCAGAGTCCATTTGTTGGTGATGATGACTGATGTTTCATCTTTTCATAAAAAGGGATATTTGATATTTATATATTGGATATCCTTTTTTTATGTCTTAAACTTAAAAAAAATATATTTATATATATAACTTTAATAAATATGAAAGCAACTAACAATTTTACAAACAAATTATTGAAACTGCCAAATATCATAATTTTGGTACTAATAGTGATATTACTATTACAACAACGACATATATCCAATCTTAATGATAATCAAATCCCTATGACAGCCGATACAACTATGGTAAGTGATACCATAACGATTGACAGTGTTATATATAAAAAAGGAAAGGATATATTGAAGGATACTACCATTTATGTGGAAATTCCCAAAGATGTGCCGGTTGATACTGCACTTATTTTGAGAGATTTTTTTGCAAAGAATGTGTATAAGGATACTGTATATTTTGATGAAAACTTAGGATATGCATCTGTGTTGGATACGTTACAGAAAAACAATATTTTGAATCGGAAATGGTCGTATAAAGTAAATAAAGTTGAAAATACTATTACAATAAAGATACCTGTAAAACCCAAAACACAATTATATTATGGTATAAATGGTAGTGTTGATAAGGTGAATCTGTTCAATTCGGTCGGAGCCGGCCTTATATTAAAAACAAAAAATGATGTAATATATCAGACTACATTGGGTATTTCTAATACTGGTAATGGGGTAACTCCTTATATTGGGGCAGGTGTATATTGGAAACTAAAATTTAGAAAATAAGTATGAAAAATGATTTTGAGTTATTTAAGGGGAAATCGTTGAGTTCGTTGTTTCAAGATATTTATGTAAATCAGAACCAAAAAAAGAAACGTATAAGCGAATTGATAAACGACATACGGGCATTGGTTAAAACACCGCATGATATGCCATCGGTTGGACCGGTTTTATCCGGATTATTGGAAACATCAGTTCGTAATGATGAACAATTACTTAAATTGGCTCAGATTGCACAAAAGATAATGATGGCTGATAATAAAAGTGAAGGGCAGGATGGATTTCTATCAGCCGCTGAGAAGGAACAATTGTTAAAGGATTTTCAAGATATAAAATCTTCCGATATCACATCGGATGAAGTTGATGAACTCCAAAATGAATTAGAAGAACTGCATAATATCATCAAATAACTATGGCACTTCAAAATGCTCAATTAGTACAGGTACAAAAAACCCAAACATTAAATAAGAAACAAATTGATCATGTTGGGATTGTATATGATGTTATATTGGATGAAACCCATCCAATAGCTGAGGGTACGGATGCCCCTGTACAATACATAGGATGTATCCAATTTCAGTTTTTTAATAAACCGAATACGGATAAAGGTAAATGTTTTCTAGCCTATCCGTATGACAAAAATTACAAATCTCTACCATTGAGAAACGAATATGTGGAGATTATTCAATCCGAAACCAATTTATACTATTATAAACGAAACTCATTTGATATAACACCAAATGTGAATTCATCAGATACCACTATAAGCGATACTATTAGTGGTAAAAGTTCGAATACTCAGCGTGATTCTGATACGTATAAAAAAACATCATCAACTGGAATAGCTAGATCCCAAAACTCTGATGATGAGTTTGATGGGTATGGTGAACACTTTCAAGCAACTACAGATATTCACAAACTTAAATTATTTGAGGGGGATATATTGTTTGAATCTAGGTTTGGCCAGTCAATACGTATGTCTGCTTACAACAACTCAGACAATAAGTTTTCACCATCACTCATTTTACGTAATGGTGAAAATGCTGAATCAAGAGGATATGATACATTGGCAGTTCCATCTGTTGAAAATGTAAATACTGATGGGGGTATTATAGCATTGACATCACCTGAAGTGAAATCGGAGTTTATAACTGATATTCAAAAGGATTCCGATTATTTCAAAGAACAATTGAAAAAGTTGGAGGGGCACAACCAAACTCTTATAAACTCCGGACGAATAATAATGTCTGCTAAAACAGCAGAACTCATGTTTTTTTCAAAGGGCGATTATGGTTTTAGATCTGATGGTGGGCTGTATTTTCAAAATGGCGGTGGTATAAATGGTATTGTGAATGATACTATCACTATTACAACGAATGATAAAAACGTAAATATTTCAAGTGGAACTGGTCATATAAATTTAGGTGATACTGATGAGAGTAAATTAGAACCAATAGTCAAAGGTGATACCCTTGAGAAGTTATTAGGTGAATTAATAGATGCTATAAATAAACAAATATTCAAAACACCATCCGGACCAACAGCGGAGGGGCCTGAAAACAGACAGACATTTTCAGATATAAAATCACGTCTTAAAGAGATTAAGAGCACATTAAATAAAACATCATAATGTCTTGGCAAATATTCAAAGATAATGTATTGCGTGTGATGTCCGATACTAAGAATGTAAATAGTACGGAACAGATTGCTAACCTTTTGGCGGTAGAATATGATGCGGCGGTTAAGCGTGGGCATGATACTATACATAGTATATCACTGAAAAATGGTAATGTTGATATACTAAAACAATTATTTAAGGTTGCATTAGATGGTGGTACATCGTATACATCCGAATATGATTTGGTTGGTGAACTTGGTAAAGGTGTTATGGCGTATTGGGGTGGTGCTATAATGAACACCATTCCGATACCATTGTTACCAGCTCCCGGTTCGACATCTAATATATCAGTCGTATCCAATATTGTAACGAACGCCGGTCAATGGCAATCCACAAATATCGTATCTCCTAATTTGGATATTAATTTGATTATCGGTTATTTTATAACAACCGCACAAACCCACTTATTGACGGTTTCGGGTGTTATAACCACAACATCAGTATATCCACCCGCAGGTCAGCCGGCTCCTGGTATAATAGATTGGACCGGATATACTATAACTGCACCAATCGCTAATATTGGTATACAATCTGATGATATCCCCCATACATCAGCTGATGTTGAATCTTCTGCGAAAATATATAAGAATAATATTGAAAATACAACCGAAGTGTTGCAAAATGATGATATTGAAAAAAGTGAGGAGGAATTGTTAATCGAAAGTGCAAACTATCAATATAAGTTATTATCCGATAAGAGTATATTGTTAAATACTATAGCCGAATTTAATGATACATCATACACAACCAGTGTTAAGTATATAAGCGCTGATGTTAAACGTAACTTGGATAAGTTGGAAGCTGCTCTAAAAAGATATGGTATAACGAATGAGTATATTATAACAGCAGTAAAGGCTGTATCGTTAAAAGAGACTCGTGCTATGAATACTACCGAACAACTGAATTATTCAAACACTTCAAATGACAGAATCCGTAGCATATTCGCAACAAAAACTAAGGGATTATCCGATACCCAAATAGATAGAATTAAACAAACTCCGGAGAGTATGGGGAATTTTATGTATTCTGATGTGGGTGGGTATAAATATCGGGGTCGGGGAATGATACAAATCACTGGTGTCGCAAATTATACATCTTATGCGAAACGTGGTAAACTTGGTACATTGCAAATAATATCAGATCCTGATATACTTAGCCGGAATATTGATATATCAGTCGATGCGTCGGCGTGGTATATCAATAGAGGGTTGAATATGACAGACCGGAATCCTACAAATCAATTAGACGCTAATTTGTTAATAACAAATATGGTCGCCGGCCGCACTTTGAGTAGAAATACAACATCACAATTTTTCTCTAAAATAATATCTATAGTAGATGAATGGTTGATGCTTTGTAATAAAAACTAAACATTTAGATATTTATATAATAATAGACAACATAAAAACAATATGGATACCAATAAATTGTTAAAAGCTATACAAATTCTTGTAGAAGAAGAGGTTAAAAAACAACTTCCTGCTATTAAAGCATCTGTTAGAAAGGAGATTATGGCTGAAATGAAAATTTCAAAAAATGTTCAAAAATCACCATTATCAATGGCAAAGGCTATTTTAGAAGATGATGCCACAATAACCGAATCTAAACCAAAAGTTAAAAAAAGATATTCCAGCAACCCATTATTAAATGATGTTTTGAATGAGACTGCGGGAGGTATCGCCGGTGATATGGGAGATTCTGATTTCCGTACTATGAACTTTGGTTCATCCGATATGCAATCTGTTGCCGGTCGACAAATAATCGCCTCTAAATTTGGATATGGTGATATGATGAATGTAACAACAACCAGCCCTGATGGCAGACCTTTGGATATACAAAATCCAAATGCGGAAGTTGTATTAAATGCAATGAATAGGGATTATTCACAATTAGTAAAAAGATTTAATAAATAATGGCTGTAGTATTAGGTAATAAACAAATACAGGATTTACCCACATTCAGGGATTATGCTATTGGTATAACATTACCGATACAGATTACCAATACTGCGTTTAATCAAAGTTTTACAACTGATGCGCAGGCTAAATCAAATTTGTTGAATCTACTACTTACTGAAAAAGGAGAACGTCTGATGCAACCAAATTTTGGTAACACATTTAGGCAATTTGTGTTTGAACCAAATGATGAGAGTATTGTTGATAGAATTAGTGATGCTATTCGTAACGATGTATCATTTTGGCTACCATATATTAATATTCAATCGATAGATATAAACAACAATTCCTACAATAGAGATACATATACTATAAACGTACAACTGACATTCAAAGTGGCAAACAATCCGACGTTGAATACAGTTACATTTAATATCGGAGGACAACTATAATGGCATTAACACCTACAAATAAGATTTTTAAGAATAATGGGCGTGATATAAAGTATTTGAATAAAGATTTTCAAAACTTTAGAGGTAATCTTATAGAGTATGCTAAGACATATTTTCCAAAAACTTACTCTGATTTTAACGAATCATCGCCGGGTATGATGTTCATTGAAATGGCTTCATATATTGGGGATGTATTGTCATATTATATTGATGATACTTTGAAGGAATCACTTATGCCGTATGCTGAAGATGCTCAAAGTGTTGTAGCATTATCTAAATATTTAGGATATAAACCAAAAGTAACATCACCTGCGATAACCACATTATCGGTATATCAATTAGTACCCGCCATTGGTACTGGTGTTAATAATAAACCAGATGCGACGTATTTGCTGCGTATAAAGGCTGGTATGACGAGCATATCTAATACCGATGGTGTGCAATTTATGACAACCGATGTTGTTGATTTCAACGATGCTACCAATCGTGAACAAAGTGTGTATTCTGTTGATTCCAATACTGGTGAAACTGTGCTATATCTGATGAAAAAGACAGTATCTGCAATATCTGCTATTGAAAAGACGGATACATTTACATTTAGCAGTTACTCACCTTATAAATATATAGACCTGCGCGATACGGATGTGATTGGTATAACCAAAATTATGGATTCTGAGGGTAACTCATATTATGAAGTTCCATATTTAGCTCAAGAACTTGTTTATCAAGATTATGCAAATACACAAACTAACGACCCTGATTTATATCAATTTAATCAAACTGTACCATACATTTTGAAGATGATTAAAACATCAAGACGATATGTTGTGAATGTTAATGAAGATGGGACTACTCGCATACAATTTGGATATAGTGATGAAACTGTGCATGATGAAAGTATTATACCAACATTAAAGAATGTGGGGTTGGGATTGCCAAATTCAATAAATAAATTGGGTGAATCATACGATCCTACCAATTTTTTGAAAACAAACACATATGGTAGTAGTCCATCAAATACCGAACTAACAGTAACCTATATGGTTGGGGGTGGTATAAATTCTAATGTTCAATCCGGCCAACTCAAAAAAATAAACTCAATAGCATTTGATGATGATACTACTAGATTCACCCCACAAGAATTAGCGTTATATACAAATATAAAAGAAAGTGTAGCTATTGATAACGAAATACCCGCTACTGGTGGTCGGGGTGGTGAATCAATTGATGAAATCCGTGAAAACTCTTTGGCATTCTTTGGTGCACAAAATAGAGCAGTAACTGCCGCTGATTACCAAATACGGGCACTTTCAATGCCAACAAAATATGGTAGTGTTTCTAAAGCATTTGCGGTATCCGACGTAGTATTGGATACTAATTCACCGGAAGCCGTTTTATCAAATCCAAATTATTTACAGGAATTTACCAATTTGGTTATGGGGTATATAAATACGGCTAAATCATCCAACCAAACACAAACAATACAATCTGTAAAAGATGATATTAATAAGTTTGTTCAGGGCAAAACTTCAAATATAACCGAACAAAGTAATCCATTAGCAATCAATCTATACGTGTTGGGTTATGATAATAATAAAAATTTGACTCAACTAAATCGGGCGGTTAAGGAAAATCTAAAGACATATTTCGGAGATTATCGTATTTTAACGGATGCTATAAATATAATAGATGGATTCATCATAAATATTGGTGTGGATTTTGAGATAACTGTTTATGCAAATTATAATAAAGCTCAAGTTTTAACAGATTGCGTCAATGCTTTGAAATCGTACTTTAACATTGATAACTGGAACTTCAATCAAGTTATAAATTTAAGTGAAATTGAATTATTGTTAGCTAATGTAGATGGGGTATCGGCTGTTACGGATTTAAGTATAACAAATAAATGTGGTACGGAGTATAACAACAACTCATATGATATTGAAGCCGCTACTAAAAACAAAATGATATATCCAAGTTTAGACCCATCTATTTGGGAGGTCAAATATCCGGATTCAGATATAAAGGGGAGGATTAAATAATGATTTATTTTATAACCGCATCTAAAGATGCAACTGTGTATTTACAACAATCTAATCAAAATACTGGATTGGACCAGATTTTGGATATAAGTAAGTTATATTCAGGTGATACTAAATATGTAAGTAGAGCGATTATACAATTTGATATCAACCACATATCTCAATCAATATCAAATGGTGATATTGTATTGGATACGGCTGTAATGACATTGCGTGAAAGTGAGAGTAATGAAATACCATTGGATTACACTTTGTATGCGTATCCAATATCAGGAAGTTGGAATATGGGTATTGGTACATTCGGTGATGGTATAAGTATTGAGGGTGTTACTTGGAATTATAGAGATGGATTTGCTGAATCACAATGGTTATCCGGCAGTTCATTTGCCCCAAATACAACGGGTAGTTATATGGGGTATGGCGGGGTTTGGTATATAACACCCTACATGCAACAATCATTTAACTACGAATCATCGGATATTAGTATGGATATAAAACCAATACTTCAAAGTTGGTTATCCGGTTCAATTCCGAATAATGGATTAATACTTAAACATAGTTTTGATACGGAAAATGATTTAAGTGAATATGGCTCTATAAAATTCTTCTCAAAGGAAACCCATACAATACATCAACCAAAATTGTATATAGGGTGGGATGACCAAATTTATAGTACTGGATCTATGCAAACATTATCTAACGATGAAATAAAAATAGGTGTATCTAATTTGAAAAAGCAATATATGGTGGGTGATATTCCAAAACTCAACATATTTGCTAGATATTTATATCCATTAAAAATATTTTCGGATACGTTTCAATATGATATAAACTACTCGTTACCAGCCCAAACATATTATCAAATAAAAGATAATTTAACGGATGATATTATAATACCATTTTCGGATTATTCAAAAATAAGTTGCGATGGTACTACAAATTATATAAAAATCAATTTATGCAATTGGGTGAGTGGTCGTACATATAAAATACAATTCAAAACCACAATCAATGACAATGATGTTTACTTTGATGATAACCTAACGTTTAAGATAATTGAAAATTAATGTCTGATACTTCTGGATTAAAAAACGCAGTTAAGGTAGAACGTATTAAACAAAGCGGTTCTATAAATATTACCACCAAAAATAGTTTTGGTGTGCATATTTTTAGTGGATCTGTTGATGATGATGGCATCATTTCTGCAAGACTCACTCGGCCAAACTATGATAATACTGAACTTATAAAAACAGTCGATACTTCAATATTTGAACTGATACCCAAAGTATCGGCATCTAAAGATGATTTAGTACCAAGAGTTTGGTGGACTGATGAACAGACTTCGCATAATAAAAGTAAAGATATAATTAAAAATCAATCTGTAACGATTGATGCGTTAAATGCAAAAATATCGGAATTATATATAGTTACTCAAAGTTTACGTGTTGATTTGGATGCCCAATCGTTGTTGGCAGCATCGGCTCAAAATCAATCGATGTTATCCACAACACGAGTAAAGACCTCAGCTATTGATTTGCAAAATGCTATACAAAAATCCACATCCGAAGTTATACAAAGAGTATCCATATCCGCTATAAATAAGATACATGAAGATGAAATAATATCACTTAAAGAACAGTTATTTGGTAGAACTTCCAAAATACAGGAGGGTTATAAAGTAGCCAAAGATTTTGCTGTAAAGGTTGTTGAGGTATCTGAACCATCATTACAAAATATAGTATTTGAGGCAATGCAGGCTGGTAGTAATGTAAATGTTGCGACATGGATAAACGGCCCTACTTTGAATATTTATAATTATTCATCAACAGATATTGTGATAAATCTCAAAACCTCAGGAGCTGCTGTGAATATATTAAATATGCCATCATCGGTAATTGTGAAATCCAACTCATCATATGATATCGTTCTTTCAGCTAAAAATATGGCAAATATCAAAAGAAGTGATACGGATGGTGATTATAGGGGGTCTCTCACACTTACATCTAATACATCATTGGCTAGTGTAACGTTATCGACTGCATTCCATACTGTAAATGGTAATAAATTTAGTACAAACGCAACTGTTTATAATACTCTTGATTTGAAAAAATAAATTTATAACAATGGCTATACAAAATTTTAAGAATATACTAAATAATAAGGCCTATTTCATCAAAGATGAGGACCGTAAGATTTTTGAAAAAGGTGAATTATCTTCATTTTTCGGATTCTCCGATGCGGATGTAATAGAGTTTATCGTATACGACATCAACAATAATCAGCTTCCGCAGGCTGATTATGGGGTTGTTCGTTATATACCAATGACAACTGAAAACATTCTTGAGTATATACTGATAAATGAGGGTACTACTTTGGTGCAATCCCAAACTCCTGAATATTTTGTGGATGTTGAACGTCTTCTAAATGAAGCTGGTTACTTGAATGGTATATTCAAAACGCAAATAACGCTTATAAATCGAAGGGTAGGTAGTAATGGGGTTGACGATAAATTATGGATTAAGGAGATATCACCATCACGTCGAGAAGTACGATTACTACCACTTAAAACCGAACTAAGTAGTATCTATGATTTGGATGAAAGATTTTCGGTAATGATTTCCGATGGTACATTTAAGGGGGACATCATGCTGTCTCTTAAATCATTTATAGATAACATACATCCAACTAAAATATCAAGTTGGTTGATATCCGAATATACATCTGCGTTTGTAGATAGACTTAAATCGGAATATAACATTAATAACATAGATGAGTTTAGTGGTAAGGTTTACAATACATTTTTATCAAAAATCTTTGATGAATTTTCTAAGAGGAATGGGGTTGGACTATCAATTGACCAGACTAAAAAAATATGTTCGGATACATTTCGCGTGATTTTGGATGATATGCTCATAACTACATCCATAAATTCTACCACAACATATACTCAAGCTGTAAGTGCTAGTATTGATAATGTGACTCAAACACACACCATATCGGGTAGTACACACTATGATACGTCAGACCCTGTATTGAAATATTCGGAAATTAAAAAACCAACGCAATCTGATGCGGAGTTGAGTTTCGATTATAAGTTAAACCAACTAATTCAGTCAGAATAAATAATAATTTACATAATACTCTAAAAATATATTAATATGACACTAATTCAAAAACAAATCGATATTGTACCAACCACTGAAGGTGATACATATCCATATGGGGGTGGTACTGGCAATGTATACCCAGTAACTACGTTTGGTGGAGGTGGTCGTACCGATACTGGTGGTATTAGTGGTACTGGTGGTACTGATGATATAACCCGAAACCTTGCTACAACCACTATAACATTTAAGTTAACTGGAACTGCCGACACAAATTCGGTTTCTATAAAAGTAAATGGGGATACTATTGCACTTGGTAGTACTAGTGATATCCGTACATTCACCCAAGCTATAAACTCAATTGAATTAAAATCATCGGATTTGGTTAAATATCGTCTGAAAGGTGTTGGTATAAGTGGATCATCCTATGTGAGTAATACAATCGTTTAACGCACTAAAAAATAATTTATATCGGTTATATCTAGCAATATTTGAATATCAAATATTTATATAATATAACCTATTTGCCGTAATACACCGATATGAGTACCACACCAACCCAATTAGATATAAGTTCAACTGATAATGTGAACAAATACTATTCAGCTGAAACGGCTGATGAGACTTTGTCGCCCACTATAAACACATTATCACCTGGAAACTATGTCATAACGTTGGACGTTGAAGGTGTTATACCGGAAACATTTGAACTCCCCCAACCGGAACAAATTGTAGAACCGCCGAATGCACCAGTACAATTGCCAACATCCCCAACCATTAAAGTATCTCCAATTATTGTGAATAAATATATCACAGCATCTGTGGATGAAAGTTTGTCGCCCACTATAAACACATTATCACCTGGAAACTATGTCATGACGTTGGATGTTGAAGGTGTTATACCGGAAACATTAACCACTAAATCATCTCCAATTATTGTGAATAAATATATCACAGCATCTGTGGATGAAAGTTTGTCCACTACTATAAACAACTTACCAAACGGAGATTATACAATCTTAATTGATATTGAGCCGGAGACTGTATCGGTTAAACCATCATTTAAGGTAAAATACGATAATGCTGTTAGTATTTTGGATAAATCAGATACACCTATACATGTCACACAAATACATAATACAGATAGTTTGACTTTATATATGGGCACGTATTCTAAGACATATGCTGTCACCGGGTCATCCGATGTTGCTATGAGTATACCACATACGTTATTTAACAAAATAGGTATCTACACCGTCAAAGTAGTTGCATCATCATCAACAGATGATACGATTGAAACAATAGTGTTAAATGTTACAGATACCGACACTATTGTTGTGCCCGATATCTATAATATAAAGTATCCATCTGTGATGAGGGGGGCTGATTACGTTGAAACTGATACTGATTTTTCAGTAAGTTGGGACAGTGTTAGTACTGATATGGTTAAATTGTATGTAGATGGTGAGTTATACATATCCAATTTGGTATCATCCGGTTCTGTAAAATTAAATGTAAAGCAGTTGTTGCAATTCGCATCACTACAAATAGACTCGAATAAAAATTCTATAAATATACCATTATCAATGACACCATATAATATCAAATCCGGTATATATGGTAAAAATGAAAAATTTACAGTACAATTTATTAAAAGTGATAAAGTTATACCACGGGGTGTTGTTATAGATAGATTTGTAGCGGCATTTGAAAGTCAATATGATACTACGGTTTTCGATAGTGGTACTTCCAAATATTTGACCCATTTATTGCATTTGGGTGATGGAAATGACGCATTGGTTGCGGCGTGGACTGGTAGTGCGGATAGTTTGGTGGTTAAGATGTATGAACCATTACCTACTAATGTAAAGATAAATCAGCAAGTTTGGATTTCCAAATTGCAATCAAATCCTATTATAGAAACCGTAACTCTGACATCCGATACGGAGGGATACTGCCATAAACTACGTGGACCAAATTTCTCATTGGGAGTGGAGTATGGGACGACACTATCTGGATATGATACATTATTGGCGAGCGGGTCGACCACTTCAAACGATTTGTTGGTAAAATTCGGTGAGACTAATAGTATTGACACAACGCAGCTTGATATACAATATGTTAGCGGTTCTACTATCGCGTATTCAAACTTTGTACATTTCAGTTCAGCTGAAGAACGTACAAAGAATTTTTACTACAAACTATCGTTAATTGAGTATTATCAAGGAAAATATAATAATTTAATATCGGGTTCAACGATTATACCAGCCCCATCCGCTAAAATTGAAGCTGACGGTTATACGAATAAAATAATAGAATTAAAACGAACTTTCGATGGGTATGAAAACTTTTTATACTCGGTTAGTAGTTCGTTTGCGTATCCTAAAGATATAAATGGGTTGCATCTTTCAACATCATCATCATTAGCAATACAATGGTATGATGCTAATATATATGAATGTGCGTTATATGATAGGGATAATGTTGATTATTTGGTCAATAATATTCCATTGTATTTGAAAACCGATACTGAAAATTCGGATTTTATCATATTTCTTGATATGATAGGTCAGCATTTTGATTTATTGTGGGCAAACATACAATCATTGCAGCGTGTTAAAAAACTTGAATATGGCAATGATAAGGGTGGTCTTCCTGATAAATTGATATACCATTTACTACAATCATTTGGTTGGGATACTAAGATACCATTCAGTGCTAATAATTTATGGGAAAGTGTTATCGGTAAGTTAAAAGATGGTACTGATAAGTATGGTATGCCGTTAGATACGGCTAGGACTGAAGTCTGGAGACGCATACTGAATAATCTACCATATCTTTTGAAGAATAAGGGTACGTCCCGGTCTATAAAAGCAATAATGGCGTGCTATGGTGTACCTGAAACGTTATTGACTATTATGGAGTTTGGTGGTACTACGGATGTTGATAATATGGGTAGTTCTAAATTTACATTTGATGATACCACTGCGGCCGTATTATTAGATACCAATTCCAAAATATTTGTCGATTGGAAACCAACTATAACCGGTACATACCCTGAAGCAATTGAATTACGTATAAAACCAACTACAATATCAAATTGCAATTTATTAACCGGTAGTAACTTTTCATTGGATATCGTACAAACTACTGGTTCGTATGGGTATTTATTATTCAATACGGTATCTGGTAGTTATAGTGCATCTATGGCATCGGATGAATATCCTATATTTACTACAAATTATTCACATATTTTGGTAAATAGGTATCCATACGTATCCACCGGCTCCATATTTGAAATATTTTATGCAACCGAAGGTGGGGATCGAATACTAAATTCTGTAAGTATGTCGTTATCCAGTTCAAATGTAAGTTGGAATAGTGGTAATACACTTACTATTGGTAGTACGTTTGTTGGTAATGTAGATGAATTTAGATTATGGACAGTTCCACTTGAAAAATCCAAATTCGATAATCATACATTATTTCCCGATGCTATCAACGGTAACTCATATACATCATCCACATCGGATTTAGTGTTTAGGTTGGATTTTGAATATCCGAAGGATAGAACATCCGATACACATATAAAGAATGTTGCAATCAACCAGTCATACGCGTCACCATATGCTACCGCATATTCATTCCCTTCAGCATCCCAATACCCATACCAATATGAAGTTTATAGACGAACGGTTACTGCCGATGTACCATCTGTTGGTATTTCATATAACAATAAGATACGTATTGAAGATGTTGAATTGATAGATGATTTATCATATAAACATAGATCTACTAAAAAATCGTTGGATACTATACCATTGGATTCCAATAGACTTGGATTGTATTTTTCTCCTAACAAGGAGCTAAATATGGATATATTAAAGGCTTTTGGTGAATTTCATATAGATGACTATATAGGGGATCCTTCAGATGAGTTTAACACCTCTTATAAACAATTGGATACGATTAGACACTATTATTTTGAAAGACTTAATAGAAATATCAATGAATATATTCAACTTGTTAAGGCAATCGACAAATCGTTGTTTGATGTAATTAAAGATTTGGTTCCCGCTAGAGCAAAGGTATCGACTGGATTATTGATAGAACCTCACTATTTGGAACGTAATAAGGTACAATGGAAACCTACCGAAAGTGAGATAGATACTAATGATGCGTTTATAAATACACAATCGGATATAATAATTTTAGGCGATAACTCCCAATTGGATGGTGTACTGGATGCATCTGATGATATTGTGTTTGTATCGGAAACCCCATTTTATGATACCGAATTGGGAGTGGAAACTGAAATCGTATCGGAAACTTCATTTTATGATACCGAATTGGGAGTGGAAACTGCAATCGTATCGGAAACCCCATTTTATGATACGACTATAGATGAAAATGACAATATATTAATATCAACTTTATACGAAACATATGAAGCATATGTAGATTCTCCAATAACAGATACATCTATGTATGAGGAGTTTGTCATCGGAAATATAGTACAAATCGGCATGAATCCGAATGATATTACCAATGTTGGGTTTGGGTTGTATGCTCCAAACGGAATTGCCACTATGAATACATATGATATATATGGTAATACGGCAATTTCATATGATGCGACTGGTAGTGTTATACCAAATCGTAAACGAGTATATGTAGTTACTGAGGCATCTTCCAAACGTATATACACCCAAACTGATGGATACCCTACTGGTTCGGGTCAAATAAAATACGAATACGTTCCCACTACGTTTTACAATAAGGTTGTTACAGTATTGCCATATAGCGGTAGTATAACACCGGCGTTATCTGATAATATTGTAAATGTATCGTTGGTAAATGGGTATCTGCCAACTCATTATAAGTTCGTAAACAATTTAACGGAAGGTATGAAACGTTCTTTCTATAAAGGATCTACTCAAACACAATATACTACAATCGATAAACTACCGCCTGTGGAAATATTTACCGTAAACCCAAATATAGTAAAGGTTTCTAAGATAAAACGAAATTCGGGAAATCCAATACTTGATGTGGAATAATTTTGAAAATTATTTTTATCTATATTTATATTTGTATAAAAACAATAATTTTTTAATATAATAGAAAAATGGCATATCTTGATAATTCAGAAATCACAGTTGATGCAATTCTAACTACTAAAGGTAGACAAAAATTGGCACAAGGACAAAATCTTGGTATAACCAAATTCGCATTAGGTGATGACGAAATTGATTATACATTATATGAACCAGCCCACCCGCTTGGATCTGCATATTATGATTCTATTATACGGGCTATTCCGATTACTGAGGCTAATCCGCACGAACAATATGCATTACGATATAAATTGGTGACTTTACCCGCTGGTACTACACGAATACCTATAGTATCATTGGGTTACACTTCAATGGTGGTTAATCAAAAAGCAGGTGCAACTCAAATATCCCCATCTACAAATCCATCTGGCAATAATACGTATGGATATACGGCGGTATTGGCTAATAATACTGCTGGTACATTGGTTGTATCTCGTGCAGCAACTGCTACATTCGATAGTTCAATTTATACAGGTACTGTATCTAAAACGGCAACGGTTGTATCTGGTATGGCATTTTCATTTACACCAAATAAAAATCTAACACAAGATTTGACAACTACATTGACAATTTATGGAAATGAAACTGGTGCATCCATAACAATTCCTGTCAGTATTAAATATGTGCCAGATACCCCTGTACAACAATAAACGTAATATATAAATCTTAAATAAAATGGCAATAATTAACGATTCATATTTAGTTTCCCAATTACAATCCATACTTAATAACAGTAATGGCAGGGTTGATATGGATACTATAGTTAGTACACTTAATCATTATTTACCAGCTTCCCAACAACTATCGACTCAAGCTACAACCACCGGTATATATAAACGGTTTGCAACATCAGATATGGTTGATGGTAAGGTTGAGGTTGTTACTGCTGGACTTTGGAGTGGTGATGCTGGTTCATTGACATCAGTATATACATCATCAGCCCAAACAGCATCGGTTAGCGCTCAATACTATTACAACATATACAATAAGAATCCTCAGAGCGATTCGACTGCCGAAGTTCAATATTCGGTTGCATATGGTCATAAATATGGTAGCGGTTCGGTATCACTACAACAAAGTGATACTGCTCTTTTAGCAACGAAAGCAACTTATGCACAATATGCGGCATTACTTCTGGATAGTGGTAGTACATTTACGTTCACTGCTGACGATAATTTACAGGAAATCTCCAATGATATATATGTAATTAATATTGGGCGTTCTCAGTATCGTGAAACGATGGATGCTGGTAACTGGTCACTGACTCTTTCAGGATCTAAGGGTAAATTTACATTTATCGATAATAGTGGTAAAAAATTCGGTGATACTTTTGGAAAGACTGGTACTGTATTTGATATCGCATCAGGTTCGCTTAATTTAGGTACTCAAAACGATGCGACTGTACTTAATTGGTATGATAATGGTAATGCCCAAGGATATGGTAAATTCTTTTCAGATAAGGCGATTATTGTGTTGAACCCCATTGCAATCGGTAATACGGTTGGTGATATTGGTACTATGGGTAATCTCAGTGGTAGTCTACTTACAACATCCAACCGATTCAATCAAAAATTGTTAGCACAATCCATTAACTTAGGTGGCGATTTCCAAGCAAGGCGTACTGAAAACGTTAAAACGACACATTACTTTGTGCGGGTTAATAACAGAGAGTTCAACTATTCAAACAATCCTACATACGTTGATGCCAATGGATATTTTGCGGAAAGGTCGTTTGATACCGACCCGAAGACATTCATAACTACAATCGGGTTGTATAACGATTATAATGAATTGATAGCAGTTGCTAAAACATCCCAACCTATACCAAAGGGATTTGATAAGGAAGTTCTATTGAAAATAAAATTAAGTTTTTGATAATCTTTAAGAATACGAACCCCCCACATTGTTTGGGGGGTTTTTTATTTTTTAGATATTTATATCTATATGTTTAGATGAATTATGATAAAAAGTATACCACTATCCGACATCAATGTTAGACCGTTCAAAGTATATAAACAATGGTCTCTGGATTCATCGGATATACCTGCTATGTTCGGTACTGAAAATACCGGTAGTATATTGGATATAACACCCGACCCAACAAATGCTGGATACTCTAAGGATATAATATATGCATCGATAAAGACCAATTATTATGCTGGCCAATCAACCGCATCCGCTTTGTTTGAAATCGGAAAGCGGAAATCATATGCATCCGATGAACGTGAAATTGAATCAAATATTGGTGTATTGATAATACCTCAAATTATGTATGGGGAATCTGTAAAGGAAGGTAGTGTTATATTGACTGATGATACCGGTACGTTGACTGATGATTCGTATTCGAATTTGGTAAATGGTTCTGGTGATATTATGGGTAATGTTTTTTATAACAATGGTGTTATTGTACTTACTAAAAATGTAGTTAGTGGTTCTACTTTATCAAATTTTGATTTGAAATTCAAATCAACAAAAACGATATATGAAAATGAGATATATATATCGGTACTACCAAATGAATTCAATTATTCCACAAACAAAACCGCAGTTGACGTAATCGCTGACACTCCATTTGTTAAATGGAATACTATAACTTCATCATATAATCCCAATGTTACCGGCGGATTTGGTGATTATGAAAAATATTCTAAATCAGACCCAACTGGGTCATATTTGGCGCCTTTTATTACAACAATAGGATTGTATGATGATTCGCTGAATATGGTTGCCGTTGCTAAACTACCCCAACCAATAAAATCGTTATCGGATTATCCTGTAAATTTTATAATTAGATTTGATACGTAAAACTAAGTTAGTATATACTTATTATTATATTAAAGAACTAAAATATGTCAGCACTAGTAGACTTGTTAAAAAAAATGAAGCCATCTCAAAGTGAACTTAAGGGTATTGATTTGGATAAAACACCTATAAGTATAGATGGGGGTAAAGATTTGTCGAAAGATGAACCCAAACTTAAGAAAGCTCGGGGTGGGTCTCTGAATACTAAAAAATATTCGGATACCGCTAAACGAAATTAAAATTGAATGAATTGGTTATTTGAAAATAAAGATGTTATAAACGATAGTGTGCCAGATGGGGCAGTTGGGTTTGTTTATATGATAACCCATATGCCAACTGGTAAATTTTATATTGGTAAAAAATCACTTACATCTACAACGCGCAAGCCCCCACTTAAAGGAAAGACCCGTAAGCGTGTAATCACCAAAGAATCGGATTGGCAGACATATTATTCATCAAATGATGAAATAAAGGAAATGGTAAAATCGGGAAAATCCGACGAGTTCAAACGTGAAATCATACGATTTTGTTTTTCCAAAAAATCACTTTCATATTGGGAAGTATATTATCAGTTCAAATACGATGTTTTAGCTGATGATGCATCATATAACAGCAATATTGCTGGTAAATTTTTTCATAGGGATATATTATAAACACAATTAAAATTAAAAGTTATGACACTATCAGATG